AGTTCATTTTCCAACAAATCTCCCTATTTCTTCAAGTATTTTTAATTTAGATCATTTTATAATTAGAAGATATGTTGACGATGCTTCACAAATTTTAATTGAAGGATTTAGACCCACTGGAACAGAAGGACCATATATTATAACCCCAGAATATGTAACTCCTTCTTTAAACAAAAATGTTGATACATTTATTACGGATCTTACACAGAAAGGTTTGCTTTAACAATATTTATTAGTATAATACATGTACATAAATTAAAAAATGGTTGGAATATATAAAATAGTATCACCTTCAAATAAAATCTATATTGGTCAAAGTACTAATATAGATCAAAGATGGCATTATTATAAAAAATTATATTGCAAATCTCAAACTAAATTATATTATTCTCTTAAAAAATATACTCCTGAAAAGCATAATTTTACAATAATTGAAGAATGTCCTGAAAATATGTTATTAAAAAGAGAAACATATTGGAAAAATTACTATAAAGTATTAGATCAACCTTCGTTATGTTGTAGAATAGATGGAAAAGGAGGAAAAAATAGTAATGAAACTAAATTAAAAATGTCTATTTCTGCTAAAAAAACAGGAATGGGAAAATGGAATAAAGGAAGAATACAAAGTAAAGAAGAAAAACAATTAAGAAGTCAAATTAAACTTGGATACAAACCAACTTCTTCTCATATTGAAAATATGAGAAAGGGAATGCTTGGTAAAAATGCAACTCCTATATTATGTATAAATGATAATAAATCTTATTCAAGTATTAGAGAAGCAGCAAAAATCTTAAATTTAAATGAAAGATCAATTCAAAATCATTTAGCAGGATTAACTAAATCTCTTAAAAATAAATTACAATTTAAATATATTATTAACCACTAAAACCTAGAAATCATCGGATATTTAAATAATAGCGTAGTTACAGTTGACGCGATTCTAACAACAAAAGGTAGAGAACTTTTAGCAAAAAATGATGGTTCTTTTAGAATTACACAATTTGCCTTAGCAGATGATGAAATAGACTATACTCTATATAACCCAAACCACCCCTCAGGTTCATCATTTTATGGAGAAGCAATTGATAATATGCCTTTACTTGAGGCGTTTCCTCTTGAAACTCAAATTATGAAATATAAATTAGCTACTTTACCTCGTGGAACAGCTAAATTACCTGTACTTGATTTAGGTTATTCTGCAATTACTTTAGTTCAAGGAGCTTCACTTGCAATCACTCCTCAAACACTAAACTATTTAGGCAATAATCAAACATATGAAACAAGCGGATATTCAGCTACAATTTCAGATGTTAGATTAATGAGTACATTTACTGGAATAGGAATTAATACAGCAGCAGCTCAATCAGCTAATACTCAAACAACTACATTAGGTACTAATGTTTCTACAACAGTAATAGGTTCTCAAATTAACTTGAGAGCAACTACTGTAAATACATTATTCGGCTCAAATACTCAACTTTCCGCAACATTAACTGTTGTAGGTTTAGATAGTGGAGCTAGATTAACTATTCCAATTACAATTAATAAAACTCAATAAAAAAATAAATAATGTCATTTAAAAGATTAGATCCTGAAGATTTTGTAGTAAGTAGTGATTCAATTACATCTACCCTTTGGTCAACTGGAGCCCCAGCATTAACATCATTTTTTACTTCATCAACACAGGCTGCAGGATCATCTGGAGACTATTATTTGAGTGTTTATCAAACAGCATCTAATTTATCTACAGCAGCTGTACAATTTGATATTGCATATGCTGATAGTTTAGGAAGTGGTAGTACATTATATAATCCAATTGTTCCTCAAAATTCATATACTAAAACAATTTATGGACAATACCGTTCATTAATTTTAGAAGATGAAAATGCTAATTTTATCTTTGGAACAGGAAATAATATTGTAACTGGATCTAATTTCTGGGTATTGTCTATTGAAAGAGCCAATTATAAACAATCTTTATTCCCTGGATCATTAAATTTAAGACTCTCAGGTTCTGGAGGTCTTATCAACTTAACTGATGACTCATTAGACAACCCAGTAAGTGTATTCTTAGGTTCCACTAGAGTATACCAATTAATCTCAGGATCAAATGGTACTGCAGGTTCACTTGCAAATAGTGGATATGTAGCAGGATCAGGTTCATATGGTTTAGTATTTCCTGATTTAGGAACTATTCTATTAAATCCTTTAGCTATTTCTCAATCAATTAATATTTCCCCAAGTAGATCAAATAACTCGGACGGTTTAAATAATCAACGTTTGTTTAATGCTATTGATTTAGGTGATTCATTTGCTTTGAATTCCCAAGAAACTATTACTTCAGATTATGTATTTGTTAGAGCACGCAACTCAGAATTTAACTACTCAGAAAACCCAACATTTATTTCAGGTTCAACTGGAGAAGTAATTTATGACAATTTCATCAATGCTCCACAAGTTTATATTACAACCATAGGAATGTATAACGACAGTAATAACTTGTTAGCAGTTGCTAAAATGTCACGTCCCTTATTGAAAGATTTTACAAAAGAAGCTCTAATTCGAGTAAAACTTGATTTTTAAGAATGAATGAGTGTATTCAAGTCGTTTATAACTTCTGACGTTATCGTCTCCCCTTTTGAGGTAAACAAATCGTTTACCTTTAGAGGAAATGAACTTACTGGTTCAAACGTAGGAATTGATAGATATCTTGGAAAAAATGTTACTTCATCTTTATGGGTTTCTGGTTCATATCCAACAGGATATATTACAATCCAAGATCAAATTTTAGTTTACCGCTCAATTAGAGAACTTTATTATTCAAATTATCTTTTAAACTCAGATGGTTCTCCGGCTGCTACTGCTTCGTTTAATACCGATGGTACTATAACAGGAGCCACTTATACTCCAAACTATTATAATTATTTATCTTCTACTCTTTTAGCAGATAGATATTTTCCTACAGGTTCAAATGATGTGGTAGGTGTTATTTCTATTCCTTCTAACATATATGGAGAATATATTAAACCCGGAACTCTTACCCTCATCAACCCAGACTATACTTTAAATGATGATGGTGAAGGAAATGTTATATCTGGAAGCTTAAAAGTAGGAGATATAATCTATGAACATGGAATGATCATTTTAACAAGTGATGGTATTCCAAAACAAGATGGGTATGGATTTGCTACATATGGTACTAGCAGTTATGGAATTGGTGATATAGGATTTATAAATAGTTTTATTACTAGTTCAAATGTAACTTGTTCGTTTTCATCTTCATTTAATATTTACGAAACACAATATAAATGTACACTTAGAGAAAATGAATTTAATTTCTCTCAAAACCCAACTTTAGTTTCTGGAAGTTTAAATAGTGGAGTTTTATATAATTTTGCAACTGGTTCATATTTTTCACCTTATGTCACAACAGTAGGTTTATATGATAATAACTATAACTTATTAGCAGTGGCAAAACTTGCACAACCACTTCCAACATCCGCAGTAACCGATACTACAATTCTTATAAATTTAGACTTATAAAACATGGCAACTCTAAATCCTTCAAACATTACCAATGGTAATACAATAGAACCAACAGACATTCTCCAATTATATGATGCTTTTACCTCAGGTGGAGGTACAACAGGAGCATATAATGTTACCGTTAGTGGAAGTTTAATTGGGAACGCTTCTACATCAACATCTGCTTCATTTGCTACTAGTGCTTCCCGTGCAGTATCATCTTCTTTTGCTATTACAGCATCTTATGCTGCTAATAGCGGCACATCAAACATAATAACTCAACAACAATATGAAAGACTTAGCGGAGGTGTTTTTGATGGTACTTTTAAATTTATTTGTGGTAGTGCTCAAGCAACAGGGGGTGTAGCAACAACTAGTGCTTATTCATTATTAAGTGGTAAAACACTTGGCACTAATGTTTTTGTAACAGCCACTATTAACGCAAACTCAGCTACATCAGGAAATATAGTAGTTGTAAAAGCCCTTTCTGGAGGACAACTTACATTTAATACAGCTGGTGGAACAGGTACTGAAACAGTTTTCTATCAGGCTGTTATTATACAATCATAATTAAAACTTTATGTCAAATTGGTTATATAAAACATCTCAAATTGAGGACCTTTCTCAATTCCCACCATCCACATATGGTTTCATCTACAAGATAACTCATTTATCTTCATGCAAATCATATATTGGTAAAAAAGTACTTTACCATAACAAAAAAGTAAAATTAGGTAAAAAAGAACTTGCACTTCATGAAGGTGTAGGTCGCAAACCATCTTCTAAAATAGTAACATCTGAATCTGATTGGAAAAAATATTGGGGTTCAAATAAAACATTGCTTGAACTTAAAAAAACTGAACCGATAGAAAACTTTGAACGTGAGATATTGATTTTGTGTTCAAGTAAAAAACTTTTAACATACTACGAAACACGAACTTTATTTGTTTATAGAGTATTAGAAACTCCTGATTTATATTTTAACGATAATATTTTAGGTAAGTTCTTTCGAAAAGATTTTGATATCTAAAAAAGATATTGTATCTTAAAGTTATGGTAAATGAACTGTTAGTCAATCTAGTTAACGGTGTCTTAGGCACAGGCAAACGTACAGCACGAGGAAATCAAGCATATACCTGCCCATTCTGTCATCATCACAAACCAAAACTTGAAGTTAATTTTACCGAAAACAAAGACGGTGTTAATCAATGGGCTTGCTGGGCTTGTGGTAAGAAAGGTAAAACTATAAGAAGCTTATTTAAACAAGTACAAGTAGACGCTAGTTACTTTCAAGAACTAAGTAAGCTAGTTAAAAATGTCTCTCGTGATGATATAGGTGAGATAAAACAAGCTATACTTGAACTCCCAAAGGAATTTAAAACTTTTATCAACAACAAAGATATTATAGCAAGACATGCTCTTACTTATCTTAAGAAAAGAAATGCTACTAAACAAGATATTCTCAAATACAATATAGGCTATTGCGATTCAGGTCAATATGCTAAAATGATAGTTATACCATCGTACGATGCTAACGGTAAATTAAATTATTTCACCGCGAGATCATTTGAGAAAGATCCGTACACCAAATACCGCAACCCGGAAACGTCTCGCGATATTATACCGTTTGAATTGTTTATTAACTGGGATTTACCTATCATATTATGTGAAGGACCATTTGATGCTATGGCAATTAAACGTAACGTAATCCCACTACTTGGAAAAAATATTCAATCTAGTTTGATGAAAAAACTAGTAGAATCTAAAGTACAAAAAATATACATTGCCCTAGATAACGATGCTATTTCAAAAGCCCTTGGTTTTTGTGAACAGCTTTTGGACATTGGAA